GAATGGTTTTAGTTTAGCTGTTTCTAAAGCCATTTCAGTGATATGTTGTCCTAGATCATCATGCGGTGTTCCGCCAGCTGAGATATGGCGTGCCATAGCACGTGATGCTGTTAGGCTCTTGAATGGCATCTTGAAGCGTTCACCTTCGTGATTTTCAACATAGATGCTGTTGATATGGCGACTACGTTCACCGCGTGATTCATCTGTTACATGTTTGTCGTGACGGACGATGATGCGGGCTGGACCAAATTTTTGATAGCTGGATTTACTAGTACCATATAACTTACTTTCGGCTACTACTTCATCTTTAGCATAGGTGCTGTCAGCTTTGCTCTGTTGTTGTATATCACGATGTTTAAGTGTTGATCGTGTAATATCACGTGGCTCAAAGCTCAATAGGTTCCTGCGGGCGAATTCACGCAGTTCTCTTAAAAAGCTGTACCATTCTTTTTTCTGTTCGTCGTCTAGTTCTTTGCTGATGTTCTTGCTGAAATAGACTTTCAAACTGGTTTCATCGATTAAACTCATGGTAATATTACCATGATTTACATCATCAACTACATAGTCAAAGTTGAAAAAACGTGCTAGTTCTGGATCTGTAGTAGCTTTGGCCTTATCATCACCTAAGCTGACATCCTCGTAACGATCACGGATTTTTTCAAATAGACCTTCTGCGATTTTGTTAATTTCTCTCATAGTAATATTTATCTAGGATATAAAGAATGGCATAGGCTGAACTATGTCTTCTAGGCTGTCTTTCATTTTAAGGTCTATTTGGCTGTCAAAGCTCTGCATGATCTGTGCTATACGCACTATTAATACCAAACTCATAACTAGATCGTCACTTTCGCCCGGTTTAGCCGCATAGCTAGCACCCGATGCTACGAATGTTTTAAGCTCTGAAATCAATGGACGACTGTAGATGGTCATGCGTCTTGATTCTATTAGATTTTTTAGTTTAGCACAGGCTGATATTTTGCTTTTATTCGTGGTATTAAATCCCTTGCGGAATCTTCGACCACTGCCCATATTACGTGGTTCACTGAGGAATATAACTCGAATGTTTTCTTCACATATTTCACTGATACTGATCAATGCTGCTTCACCCACGGTATTGTTCTCAACGCTATAGTAAATGCTGGTATTTGGCACTGTTTCTGCTAGATATTTGGTGATTTCTGTCAGGATTCCTACCTGTTGCTGTATGGGTGTGCGATTGTGTTGCCACTCCGCTACCTGTGTAAAGCTAGGCAGTTCAAATACCTGTATGCCTGCAGGATCTCCACCAGTGCCTAAACTAGGATCTAATGATACAGCATAGGTTCCATTGGGTTGCGGCTTTTTATACCAACGCACCTGTCCTTGATTCTCAATAGGATCAACCCCTTGCATTTCTATTAGGTAACTAGGATTAATTAGTGTTTCATCCCAGATGATAAATTCACAGTCCATCTCACGGCGGAAACGTTCATCACCTAGTTGTGCTCGTTGCTGTGTGGCCCACTGTTCATCACGGTCTGGATGTTCATTCCAATAGCTACGGAATGCTTTAAACCCGTTAATGCCCAATTCTGTAGGATTACCAAATTCATCAAACTGTTTGTTAGCACCTTTCCATAGGGTAGCAAACTGATCTTCATCACTGTTGGGGGTTGAAGTAATAATACATTTACCACCAGTTGCTAGTGTGGGACTGATCGAAGTCCAGAATTCTCGTCCGATAGTAGGGCGCACAAACGCAAACTCATCTGCATATAGTAATGATATACTCATACCTCGACCAGTGTTTTCTGTTGTAGTAGCACTCACTATGCGACTACCATTGTCAAAGTCTATACTACCCTTGTTGTAACTCACAGCACCAGCACGTATAAAGTCAGGCACGCTTTCATAAGCGTAGCGTATACGTTGCATGATTTCCTGTGAGCCTGTGTATTTGTGTGCGGCGATGAGGATAGTGCTGTCAGGCACGAACATAGCATACCATAACAAGTAACCAGCAGCTGATGTTGATTTTCCTGTTTGCCGAGGCATCAGTGAGATGCTGAATCGGTAAGCATGGTATGAATGTATCAAGCGTTTCTGATACTCATATGGCGCATACAACATACGTCCACGAGTAGGATGTTGTATATAGAAAAAGTTACTCATGAAGTATTCTGGGCCCGTCACAGGGTCAGCACACTTGGCGAATTCTTTTATCTGATCTTTAGTAAAGGATTCTTTTTGGTGGGCTTTTTTAACTATTACATCAAAGGTATTTGCCATACTATTACTTATCTTGCCAGTGTTAGGCTATAACAATTACCAGGGTTTTTCACCTGTTAGATATGGAAGGCTGAACCAAAGTTTAAACCACTCTGGGGTGCCGGGTTGGATGTTGTTGTTGTTTTGGTAGTTGATTTTTTCTGCAGCTGTGATGCTGGGATTACTGCCTTCTAATCTGGTAGGACTGTCATAGCCTTTATATTCAGCTAGTCTGCCTAGGTTCTGAGTGATACCTGCTAGTTGTTTAATCTGATCTAAATCGTCCATATTAAACTCCGTATTTGTTGCGTTTAGGTTTAGCGACTGGACTAATTTTGTTGATGTTTTCTAATTCTTCACTGCCTTTACCGCTGTGTTTTCTTGTTTTTAATCCAAATTCTTTGCGTGCATGATCGATGATTTCTTGATCAGCATCACTATACCCAACCGTAGTAAATTCACTGCCAATTGGACCTAGAGGATCAATTACGTCATCGGGACTCCGTGCTAGCGCCATACCAAATCTATAAGCAACATAAGGATGTGAATTATTATCTAAATATGGATAACTTTCGATACCTGATAGAGATTGCCGAGTCGATTTACGTAATTGTCCTCTTTGAATTTCTTCAGCAATGATTTCGTTAATTTTCATATATTACCAATTACGACATGACCAATAGCGTGCTTTGGTGCGTGGGCCTGGATTAGCACAGTTATGACGTGCTCTAAAACTTTTACGTCTTGCTGGATTAGATTTCTTGATGCGCATGTTGGGATCACCAAAGTTTACTTTTTTGATATTGCCAGTGCTAGGATCCTTAACATAAACCTTAAACTTCTTAACATCACCACGCATAGGCTTACCAAGAGGTACTTTACGACCGTGATACTCTGCTTCATCCAACTGTTCATCTTCGTTATACCACATTTCACCATAGGCTTCAAAGAACGTATCACCTTCGTAGGTTTCTTCTAATATTTTTGATTCTAATAGGATTTCGTTGATTTTCACTTACACACTCCAAAATTGTTTTAGATGCATTAGAGTTTTATCTAGATCCGCTTCAGGATTAACCTCTTCGTCTTCATCGTAAAATGCTTTTCGAGCTTGATCATAGAACTTATTCCTTAGATCATAAGTCTTGCTGGAGATCATCTCATCATCATAGTCTGCTCTAAGAGCATCATCTGTAAAATCCATGGCCCATTCTAAAGTACGAGCATCTGCTTGTGGGGCTAGTAATATGCTTTTTAGACGTTTGCTGGTCAAATGATCAAATGTCTGTGATTCGTTTATTTCTCCGTCGTCTTCTTCACCGCTGTCAATCAGCATACTGCGTAGGCTAGCTACACTACCTGGTTGGCGGCGATCATCTATGAAACTTTCTAAATGTGGTGCTAGGTAACTGCGGATCTGACCTGCAAATGGCCCTGGAAGATCACGTCCATAACGTGCTAGATCACCAGCTATACCTGCAGCTTGATTTAGATGTTCTTCGAGCTGGTCTAGCATATCACTAAGATGTGTTCTATCAACAGCGTCTTCCTTTATCGGTTCACCCGATTGGATCGCGTCCATCATTTCAATAAATTCGCGCAGTTCTTTCATGTTAGGCCTTCACATTGTTGATCATAGTTTCGTATTGTTTCCAAAGAGCAGCTTCTTTTGATTCTGCCATTGGATTGTCACCAGGATATTCTTTCTTATACTGACGTTTAGCACGATTTAAATCAGCACCTGCTGGAATTGCCGCATCTGTTCCTGCTACATCTTCACGTGGAGTATTTGCGTATTCTATGTCACGCTCTGTTGGTCCTTCTTCAGCAACAACTTCTTCAGCCATCGCTGGTTGTGCTTGGATAGCAACCACTGGCATACCACTTAGTTTACGGATTAGATTAACTACATCTTCTTCACCGTTGGCTGATACGTTGATGTTAATATCTTCTTTTACTGTGTATTTTTTACCGTCCACTTCAAACTCCTTTTCACCGGCTGCTTTAGCTTTGGCTAGTGCGCCTGAGAACTCGTTACCTTCACCCATTTCTTCTTCTTCAAGACTGCTAGTGTCTTTGAATTTTTTACCGTCTAATTCAAACTCGCCGCCTTTTTCTGTAGCAGCCAGTTTACCAGTGAATGCGTTACCTTCTGTTTCAACTGATTCATCTTTAATAGGACTTGTATCAACTCCAGCAGCTGCCAGGAACATTTCCTTTTTAAATCTTGGATTTTGTTCCTTGAATATGTCTGCATGATACATGGCTAATTCTGTGCGTTTAGCCATATCTGGAATAGATTTAAGTAAATCTGCTACCATGCGGAAGTCTTTGCGTGTCGCAGCTTCATTTAATTCTTCTTCGCTACAGCCCATACCTTCGTCCATGGCTTTTTCATCTTCACAACAGCAAGGATCAGCATTGCATTTTGAACAACCTGCGTAAGTCAATGGACTCGCTGAATCACCTGGCACCATTGGGTTTAAAGATTCAGTGCATTTGCAGTCAGCACAACCACAACTTTTACACTTAGATTCCATTCTAGGTGGAAGTCCTGCTAGTTTAGCTATTTCATCTAGTTCTTGTTGTGCATCCATTAGGGGCTCTTCACTGACAAATGAATTCATCGGTGCACCACATTCCATAGCTTCTTTTTCTTTGCTATCACAGAAATGGCTGTATGATGAAGCACAGTCACTGATGAAGTCTTCATCATAATGGACTAACCAACGAGCTGCTTTTGGTGTCATTTTCATTTCAATTAGTTCATCATAGACTGCTTTAACAAATGCTTCTGAATTGCAATCTAATCCTGGTTGCTCATCTGATAAGATACGACCAACGGTTTCGTAAGTGTATTCACTGCTTTCTGGATTACGACCTTCTTTGACCATTTTGTGTTTTTTCATTTCTGCTTTAGAATTTTTAATCGTGTCACCAAATTCTGTAGCTTCTTCCACTTGACCTTTGTTACGTGCTTTCCATGCCGTTGCATAAGCGATACCTTTTTCTTTCTTAGATAGTTTACCGTCTTTGGCATAACCTTTCTTGATGTGTTTAACCATACGTTCTGCTTTAGCACCTGGAGGTGCTACTTCGTCCATTTTATCATGTTTAGCACGTAGTTTAGCCATAGTATCTTTGCTAGCGCCTTCACGACCTGCTTTTTGTAGGGCTTTCATTCCTTCTTTGCCATATTTCTTTTTACCTAGGTATGCTTGTAGACCGCTTTCTGCCATTTGATCTTCTTCATCTAGTGGGCCATTGATATTATTATAGAATTCTTTGACCCAATCTTCATCACCATACTGGTCACAGAATTGTTCTAAACTCATCTCCTCAGCATCTTTGTGCATAGCGTGTTTCATCGCACCTTCATCAAGATCTTTTTCTTCATCATCATCTTTTTGTGCAGAACCACCGTAGGCACGACCCTTAACAACACGTGAGGATGATTTAGTATTATACTCATCTTTCTCTGCACGTTCATCTTCTTGTTTGTCTTTTAATGCTTGTAGGCGTTTACGTTTGGCTACTGCATCGCTGTCTGGCTTAGCAGGTTCATGCTCTTTGGCATCTTTGGCTGCTTTCTTCATAGGCTCTTCAGTGTCGCCGTCCTTGTCAAGATCTAAGAAGTCTGGCTTGGCTTCTTCTCCGAAGTTGGCAAATCTCTCCATTAGATTTTCTGCTAGTTGTTCTACGTTTTTCATTTTATCATTTCCTAAAGATTCTTGCACGCTTTCTGCGGTTGTTTGTGCTGGCTGTCCCGGAGTCCATTTAACACCTTTGCCGAATATTTCGTCAGCTGCTGGTAATGGGACTCTTGGGTTATACCAATTGCCACCTTTGCTTTGTTTCAATCCAATATTAAATGCTTTGGCTTCTTGGCCTCTTTTAACATTGTAAAAATAATAATAATCAACACCCGGTGCTGATTCTATATCATTTATGTATTTTGATAGTTGGTCACGATGACTGTAGATATCAGTTTCAACCCTGTTTTTTAATATCTTATCGCTGACTTTGCTCAATCCCCTGGCTACTTTCTCGTGTGTGGCTCTGGACATGATGATCTGACCATCTGGATATACTAATAAGACTGATGGTAAATTAGGTTCGCTTTCAAGTCTTGCTACCTGTGCTTTATTGTAGGCTACAAACTCTTCAGGTGTAGTTGGAGTCTGTGGTGCTTGTTGTGTTGGGTTTTCTTGATTTTCAATATCTTTGTCTTTCCAAAAACCTTCGTTAGTTTTACTTCCTCGTTGATTAACTCTTTTTGGTTCAGGAAAGAAGTTTGGTTCATTTGATGGTTCTGGTAGTGTAGTACCCGAAACATTTTGTGGGCTGACCGGTGTCGCTCGTATAGCTGGATTTTTGATCGGATCTGCAATATCTAGTCTGGCGGTGTTGATATTGGCACCTGTTGCGTTACTTGCACCTTGTGTACCTGTAGTATCTGCTGATTGATCAGTGTTTTTATCTGCATCTGGGAAGTTATAGATATTAGTGTCTTTAGGAACTTCAGGAGATGTAGTTGGTTGCTCCGGAGCTGTTGCACCTTTCTCTACTGCTGCTTTGGCTGCGTCAGCATCTTTTTCAATTTGTTGTGCGGCCTGCGCGGCCTTTTGATCTTGTGCAGTTATCTGTCCTGAAGCTACCTTGTCATTAAGAGCACGGAATCTTTGATCGGTCGCAGTGATCACTTTTTGCATGGCATCTTGCCCAGCTTGATTTTTAGCCAGCATCTGTTGTGTCTGTTCGATCTTTTGTCTATCAACCACATCAGACTTTTCAGCTTGTTCTAGTTCTTTTTCTAGTTTGCTCGTATATGACACGATAGCCTCAAAGTCATTTAATTCAGGTTTGATAAACTTAGCCTTAGTCGCCAATCTAGCCACATCAGGATCTGCACTTCGAGTTAGGTCACTTGCAGGAATAACTGCTTCTGGTTCTTTGCGTTTAGATTTAGCTTTGGCTTCCTTGAATCCCATATAACGTTCTTCGAGTTGGGTGACAGCCGACATGATATCACCGTGAGGATCTATGCTTTCGTAGATGGGCTCAGCGGTTGATACAGGATTCTCTTTAGGTATGATCCCATTGAGTTTTCCTAAGATATCATAGATGTTATCGCTCATTCTATAGACCTTTATTTTGCGCTAGGAATCTTATTTTGTTTACTGCCCACTGGGCTCAAATCACTGGTCGGAATATCGTTTAAGGTTTTTCCATCTGCAGACTCGTTGCCTTCGATTTTCGCTTCAGCTGGTTTGATTAATTCTTTAAGGATAGTTTCTGCACCAGCATAGGCCTTGCTAGCAGCTTTTTGATCTGCGTCAGCTGCTGGATAAGGTTTTGTTAATTCTGCATCACCTTGTTTGTATTCTTTGATCTCGCTTTCGCCGTCTATGTTCCAACGCCAAATTTCTTCTGGATTGTATTTAGGAACTACAACTACACTGGCTGCAGGACAGCCTAGGCGTTCAGCTACGATCACACGTAATTGTGCATCGTTAACTGGATATTTTAGCACAGCATCCATGAGGTATACTTCACAATTAGGAATGCTAGGGAAATCGATATCATTGGCTTTGATTGGTAGGCGTTTGGCAGCACTAACGCTTTCTACAGCATATTTGGCGAGGCCAACTTTCAATCCATCTAATTTATCTGCTGGATCACAGTTCGCAATTTTAATACGGAATTCATAAGTTTTTTGGACTTCTGAAAGATATTTTAAAAAGTTTTTCATATGTTTATATCCTATTAGTGTTATTTATCAGATTTACCCAAGATCTGCTTGAGCAATTCGTTGCGATCTAATATCACAGCTTTACCATCTGCGGCATCGATAAGTTTTTCGCCATCGTTTTTGCTGTTTTGTTGATCTAAACGGGCCTTTTTCAGCTGTAAATCAACCATACGTAGCTTCTTATCTAGCTTGGCTTGCTTGGCTGTAATAGCATGTCCTAGCAGGGTGCCTGCTGTGGCTAGGATGTGTCCGCTGAAGCGTGCTTCAACGTTCATGCCTAGATCAATTAGGTCCTGGAATTTTTCTTTAGCAAGGTCGCTGAGTTCATCTAATTCTCGATCGCTGGTGTCTAGATCATTTACAAATGGCAGTGCGGCATCGATCTTATCTATAGCTAGATCTACTTCTTTGATGATAGCACGATTTTCTTCGATACTGGTTTTGGCTTCTTCTGGAGTAGTAGCGTCAGGAGGTGGTAGATTAAATAGTTCTTCTAATTTTTGTGTCATAGTAGCAGTATTTACCGCTTCTGATTTTTGAAGATATCGTATTCGGTTACTACTCTGAAGCGCATGTTGTTGGCTCGAGCCCAGCTATCAGCTGCCGCCCATTTGGCCATATTCATAGCTACCATGAGTTTATCACGATAACTACGGGCTGATTCCATGGTTGTTTCGGTTGATGGTTTAATTTCTACTAGTTCTGTGTGCTTGCGTTGATTGGCGTCCACATAGACTATGAGAAAATCTGGCACATATATGGTATTTTTTCCGCTTACAGGATTGAAGTAGGGGATCTTTATGCTTTCACTGGTCCAGTTTAACACAGCAGGATTGTTGTCACAGAAGCTCATGAAGGCGAATTCCCAACTGCTGCGATAGCTGGGCAGACGTTTGCCCATATACTTGTCAACATTCTTGACCTGATATTTACCTTGTGCGTATTTGGCCATTATGCTAGGATCGTTCTCGTGACATATTTGCTGGTCAACGGACTATTGCTTAATCCCAATAGGCTAGTGCCTGAACGATTGAGATTAAGGAACATGGTCAGATATGTATTAATTTCGCTGATATTATTATAGACCACACTTGGTCCTGGTTTGGCATATTGCGTGCCACTTGAAGACCAGATGCCATTACCATAGACACTGGTATCTACTGCATTCGCTGATGTTCTTTGTGCATACTTACCTGCCGTATAACTAATTGATGAAAAATTATAGACAACGGTGCCATCTTGTAACACCACACGCTCAGCCTGATATCCTGTGGTTGATACTATATCACCACCTGTTAGTTTAAAAAATATTTCTAGTTCGATGATATAGAATAGTTGTCCTTCCTGGTAATTACCTTTGACTACTACTATGTCCTGATATGTTTCATATTGTGTTATGACTGATTGTGTCAATGGAGTTACTACTGGGACATCAATTTTATTTTTATCGCTGAGTTTTTTAAGTTCTTCTACTATGCTGATTGGATCTATCCCTTGCTGTGTTGCTGTGTATAAGACTGCTCCAGCTAGAGTTCTTCCGGCATCTACATCACCGGTGATCGATTGGAAATATGCCACAACCGTATCATTGGTAGCAGAGCTGACGCTGGGATATTGGGCATAGTAATTGTTAAAAAAATCAGTAGTAGACTGTGTCTGATCTGGATTAACTGGTAAATTTCCTGGTATCGCTGGCATTCAGATTCTCCTTAATTGCTACCTTGATTGCTATTGGGACTTTGATTGCTAGACGAATTCATGTTAGATCCATTACTGACTCCCCCGAATCCAGGGAATGTTGCGGTCGATCTAGATAATCCATTTTTAATTGTGCTAGATGTTGGAACAAAAACACTGCTAAAAGAACTTGCTCCTTTCATGATATCATTACCGATGACTGACAAATCTAAACTTGGTGCTTGTTTTAATTGTGTATTGCTGCCCGTCAAGATGTTGAAAGCATTGATTCCGTTCTGTACCGCTGATCCTAGATCACCATTCTCTACATTATCTAGAATATTCCTACCTGCGCTGATCAAACTACCTGCGTTACGTAGTGGACTTGGTGTGTTATCATAATGCTCTTCACCAAAGCCTAGCACTGTTCCACTGCTGACCGGACCGCTATCATATAATACTGCTTCATAATTGATAGTCATAGAGTGTTCCATTGGCTCATATCCACCAGCCGTATGTTCACCGTGTTGGAAATTGGTAATCATTGGTCTTATCAGGGTATAACTGCTGAAACGTTTTTTTGATAGGCTATAGATACGGATGCTGTTTAAATAAGGTAAGTTACCGGTATTAGCAGTCTTGGGGCTGAATCCCCAATTTTGCTGTTGGCGTTGTTTGTATTTGCTGTCGTCTTTATAATTGTCGATCTGATAATCACTGTCTCTATAGTAGTAGGTAAAATAATCATACCAAAATCTGCGCACTATGTCTGCGCTGTCATCATGGAATGTGATACTAACTGGATCATAGTTTACACGCTCTTGTTGCACTGTCTTGCGATTATAAGCATTATAGATTTTATTCTGCACATTATATTTAGGTAGTTGGACATTCTTGGCCATCAGACCTGTTTCAATCTGACTCAATTGATCGAGCGATGATATATTAGTATTAACGTCCATGAACACATGGAACAGATTATTCAGCTTGGGACTGAGTCTATATAAACTGTCAACAAATGTTCGCGTGGCATGTCTATAGTCACGTATGTTTTGATTTGGTGCTATGCTCTGGAGTAGTTGGCCCCAGATATTATTTTGGCTCATATATGTCCCTGGCTTTATATTATTTATCGCCAAAAAAAAGCCCGGATTAAACCGGGCTTTATATTAGTTTTCTTCTGGATTAACCAGTAATTACTGTGCCTAAGGTTCTTGTGATTGTTGAGCCAATACCACTTACACCTACTGGAGTTTGTAGAGCGTTGTCATAACGGATAGTTAGTTGGACTGTTGCTGGTTCGTTAGTGGCATAGTTAACATCACCGTAGTCAGCAGTTGTTAAGAAGCAACCATCTAACTGCCATGTTTCTAAGATTACAGGAGTATTAGCACCATTTCCGCCATCAAGGATTTCAAGAACAGTGGTAAATTTGTAATCGATACCTGAACTTGCAGAACTTTGTTCAAAGAAGTCAAATTGTTTTTGCATCTGTTCGCCAACACGACGAGTAACTTCGCCACCTGCATCATCACGTAGCATGCAAGTAACAGTTTCCCAAGTTGGTTTACCAGCTAGATAGACTTTACTGTTGTAGATGTCGATCGTGATTGGTTCCATCGAAATGTTTGGACGTTTAAAGTCCATGACCTGTTTGGTTAGCTCAGTTGTGGGTTGTGTAACACCAAAGTTTAAGAAAGTTACGCGAAAGCGGAACTTTAGTTTTGGCATCAACAGACCTTGTGTGCTAGCACTTTGGTTAGTCGATAGTGGAACTGTAAAATTGGTTAATGACGCTGTTGCCATTTTGTATTTCCTTTTATATATTTACCTGTTTTGCTCTTACGTTATGGGAGTGTTGTCACTCCCATTATATACGTATATTAATTAATCGTTAAAGCTGCGCCAGTATTTTGTAGTCGAACTGGAATGTAAACAAATTCGATAGCTTTAACTGGTTGTATAGCGATATCAACATATAATTCATTGCGATCAATACGATCACCTGTGTTATTTGTTTCATCACATACTACCAAGTAATCATAGATACCACGTTTAGCTACCAAGTCATTGAATACCGCATTGAACGCTGACTCTACTTGGCTACGTGTGATTGTATCGTTAGGTTCAAATATGAACGGTGCAGCTACTCTAGCTAGGACTGTTCTTAAGTAAACTACTAAACGAGCCACGTTAATACGATCCATCGCTGATGTTGTTGCACTGCGTGTTTTTTGACCGTATGCTACAATACCAACACCTGGTAAGATCGTCAATGGGTTAATTCTACCTGTGTATAATACATCACGTAGACCTTCCGTTACACCAATGCTTACGAATGTGTTGTCATTTGCTGTATCAACATAACCAATCGCGCTGACATTGTCAACGATACCACGTCTTACACCGGCTGGTGCAAACCATGGGTAGCTGACCGCATCACTGCGGATGATCGTGCGTAACATGATATGGCTTGGCGGTACAACCACGCTGTTACCATCTAAGTTAGTAGCTAACCCACTTGGATAGTAAACACCTAGGTATTCGCTATTACTTACTAAACCAAGTTCGCCGTTATCTGCGGCTAGGTTAGTATTGTTAGCCCATGCTTGTAACTGTGTCGAATCACTTGATAAATCTAGTGGACTATCACCAATGATAAAGGCTGTGTTCACGCGATCGTTGTTTAAGGTGATCATGTCTTGGATCAGTTCAGGATATCCTGGGCAACAGATCAAGTTAAACTGTGTTTGTTCTTCACGTAGTTGTGTGCTTGACGCGATAGCTGCCTTCATAGCTTCAACCACTGTGTTACGTTGTGCTTTGTGACCAAAGTATGGAACACCTGTTGTTGGATCTTCACCGCTGGTGCTGACCCATGCATCGGTTTCTGTCGGAACCACTGTGGCATTATCAAAATAACCAGGACGGAATGTTTTAACGTTGTAACCACTACGACGTGTGTTGAATAACAGCGTGCCGCGAGCATATAGTCTATAATCAGGAGCATCATCGTCGATATAGTTGCTGGTTAACAAATCTTCAATCAATGGTAGATCATCTGTGATTGGATTTGTTGTGCCATCTGTGTCCCAACGTGCATCTGCAAATAAGATACCGTTTGCATCTACATTGTCTTCATTGTCTAACAGATCCCATGTAACTCCGTTGTATCTGTAGATAACTGGGAAGTTGTCTAAGTCTCCGGTATCAACCCACAAGTCACCTGCAACTACCTGTGTAGTTCCATCTGCTTGATAGACTGGTTGCGTAGCACTTAAGATAGGACCAACCGGATCAGTGTTAGTCAAGTCATAGCCACGTGCATCTAAAGCGACATTTCTATAACCTTTCCATGCTGTACCATCACTGATCATGATATCAACATCCAGTGGATTGCTGTAATACCACAATGTGCCGTCGGTTGGATTGCTGTATGGAGCAGTCGTCGAGTATGTGTATGTTAATGCTGTAAACGGACTTGCCAGATATACTAATCCTGCTGCTATGACTTGGATATTTGTATCATTAATAATACCAGCTGTGCTTAGTGGATATCCTTGTAAGTAAGTAAACTGCATAGTACCGCCAGCTAAGTGACTGATAAACACT